CGGGCGACGGCCAGATCCCGACCGGCGGCGACGGCCAGATGCCGGGAGGTGGACCTCCGGGTGCGATGGGGTTCGTCGGGAATCCAGGTCCCGTTGACGGATACGGGGGCTGTCCCGGCAGCGTGTTGTCGGGATAGCCGCCAGCGTCAAGGAACGTGATCATGGCGAGTCTGCTGTTCATGGTGTCTCTCTCTCCTACGCTGCGGGTGGTGGTGACGACAGAGCCTTCGCTTGATTGAGGAGCATCGACCAGTTCTCGATCAGTTCTCCTTTCGTAAAGGTGAAGTCCCAACTGAGGTACTGCGGCTCGCGATGCTGCGCATAGTCGCCGTTGACGAAGAAGACGTGGAGCCGTGCGCGAAGCGTGTCGATCAGGTGGCAGTACGCTTTCATCTGCACCAGCCAGTGCCAGTACTTTTTGTCGTCAGGACAGCCGCGACTGCTCATCCACGTACACTTGATCTCCTCGATGACTGATCCCTCCGCATCGAAGCAGATGCCATCAGGACTGCCGGTGACCCCGTCCTTCGTGAACTCTCCGGGCCGTAGCACCTCGATGCGTCGGAGCCGCCACGCCTCTTCAATCGCTCGCTCGACAGCGAACCCGATCTCAAACTTCACGGACGGATCGTCGGTGCCGCCAAAGCGTTCCGGCTCGAGACCGACGCAGATCGCCTTGATGAGTGTTGAGACGTGCAGCGTGTCGGAGCGCAGCGGACCCGGATCGATTTCCAGATCCGCCACACTCACATCGCGAGCGACGATGATCATCCGAGTGTGACCGTCGCCCCGTCGAAGGCGAACACACCGTCCGCGACACTCTGCGTGAGGAACCCATCGTCGTACACGAGTTTGACAATGGCGTTACGGTCGGGATCGCTGCTCAGCAAACGGAAGGCTTCCTGCGAGAGCTTGGCGCGGGGGATGCTGCCCCCCTTCTCTGCGAGGATCGACATCACCGCCACGCGAGCCTTCTCGACCATGGCATCGTTTGGAGTGCCGTTCGCCGGCGCGGGACTGGCGACTGGGGCAGCGGCCACGGGACGTGGGCCAGGTGCCGCACTCTTCGCGACGGGTGCGCCTTTCGCAGGCTTCGCGGGAACCGCATCCCACGGCAGGCGCGTGATTTTGCTTACGAGCAGGTACGTCTTGCCTTCCTTCTGATCCTTCAGCCCTGCGCGTTTCGGTTGCGCCACCTGATTGACGTGAGCGCCGAGTCCGTCGAACACGCTCGCGTCAGACCCCAACTTGTCTTCGGGGAATCCGGCGTTCACGATGGACGCGATGAAGGCGAGTGCGTTCGTGTTGTTGTTGAGACCCGTGGCTCCCGCCTGCGGGATCAAGGTCTTCCCATCGGGCGACGGCGTCACCTTCGACGGGTCACCAGCGGAGTAGTACTGTTCGTGCGTGATGCCGTCTGCTTCCTCCATCGTGACCATGAGCGCCACCGCAGGCGCGGCCTTGCCCATGTAGTCCCAGATCACGAAGCGGCACTGCTTCAACACAACGTCGATGTCATCGAGAAACCCACCGGCTTGCGCGTCCGATGGCCTGAGTGAAAGTGCTCCGTCCATGTTCACCTCCCTCGCGTAATGCGTGGCGAGCGGTGGAAGAGCAGGGTGCGTACCACTTACGACTTACCGACGAGGTGCCTGCTCTTCGGTCATCCGCAACCGCATTTACTCCCTGCTCAAGACCGGCAGTAAAAATGGTTACGCTTCGACTTGACAACTACAGGCGGGTTGGGGCTGGCGGGATCGTGATGCTGCTGCGGAAGGCGTCGAGGAACCACTGCGGTGCGAACGTGCGGTACTTGCTGATGAACCAGCGGACGTGGTCATCGAGGATGAACGTCTCGCACTGGTCGGTCTCGCTCCGCATCCCGCGCCCGACTGCCTGCACCAGGTCCTGCATCGCGAGGTACGCGGGGTAGGTCTTGTCCTTCACCGTGCGAGCTTCGATCACCGGCTCCCGCGAGTCGGGCCACGGCACCTTCAGGATGACCTGATACTCGCAGGCGGTCCCGGCGAAGTCGAAGCCGGTGGTGAGACTCGGGCTGACCATGACGGTGCCCGGTCCTGCGCGGCGGAACCGTTCGACCGTCTCGCGGGTTGTCGCCCGGTCATGCAGCAGCAGACGGTGCCGGTGCTCGCTACGCTCATAGATGAGCTTAGCGCGAAGGTACGAGCCGGTGTGGATGATGCCTTTCCGGTCATCTCGAGCGGCGAGGATCTGGTCGAGCCGTGCGAGCCAGAGCCGGACGCCCATCGGATCGATGCGGTGATCGATGCGACAGGTGCTGATGTGGATGATCGGTCTACGTTCCACGGGGAACGTCGAGGGCTGCACCAGCCAGCCCATCGTGTCGGGGTCCATGCCCAGCGTCTCGACGGTCTTCTTCGTCAACGTCGCGCTCGTCAGGACGACGTGCGGGATGCCTTTCAGCAGTACCTGCTCGACGTGAGCGCCGACGACGATCGGGTGGAAGCTGTAGTTGCCGGCGTCCTCGATGACGAGCCAGTCGTCGGGCTTGGCGATACTGAGCCGCTCGATCACGCGCAGGGTCTGGCGTTGCCCCCTGAGCTCGCGCATCTCGCCTGCGGACAACCGGCGTTCCTTCGCTTCCTTCGTCCACTCCTCGATCTTGCGGGTGAGCGGGAGCCGGTGCTCTGCGGCCCATGCGATCCAGACCACGGCATCGGTGCTCTCGGCGGATTCCAGGTCCACGTCCATCAACTGGCGTTGCGTCAGCGTCGAGGTCAGGAAGCTCGCGACTTCCTCTGGCGCAGCGTGGGCTTCATCGAGGATCAGGCAGTCGAAGTCACCGAGTCCTTCGCCCACTTGGGCCTGATGCATCCACGCCTGATAGTTCGTGACGAGGATCTTCGTGCGTCTCGCTTCGGTCACCGCATCGAAGTACAGGCATCCGAGATCGCGCCACGGGCAGTGCAGCCCGACCTTGCACGGGCCGACATCGCACTGGTTGTGCTCGGTGCGGTACTCGGCGTACACGGCTCCGTAGTCGAGCGCACGGCAGCGGTACGCCGTCTGGCCGCGCAGATCGTGCAGGCCGATGGTCGAGAAGCTCTTGAGGATCTGATCTTGGAGTCCTTTGGTCGAGGTCAGGATCGCGGTACGCCAGCCGGTGAGCGTGGCGAGTGTCGCGGCGACGAGGGACTTGCCTGCGCCGGTTGGGAGTACGAGTCCGTTGATCCGGTGAGGACTATCCGCGACGTAGGTAATGGCTTCGGGTTGCCCCGCTCGCCAGTCGGTGAAGGCAAGCGGGGCACCACACGCCACCGGGGGTGGCAGCATCGATCACCGGAGCGGAACGACGCCGGTCAGTAGCGCCGAGATGCAGAGCAGAAGGACCGCCACCCACAGCGGAGCGCGTCCGATGCCACTGAGGATGGTGACGATGAGCGCCGAGACGAGCAGCAGCAGTTGCACGGTGATCACCACAGTCCTACCCTCCTTCATTCGTTCACGTCGGGGAGCTTGCCCCAGGCGAGCGGGATGACGAGCCGCTTGTAGATGCCCGGTCGATGTCCGCTCGGGTTGCTGCACGATTGGCAGACGGCCTCGACGTACAGCCCTGCCTCAGTCATGGTCATCTCTACGACCAGCAGGGAGCCATTGCAATGGGGACACCAGACGCCCAGTTGCGAGATGCCCATGTGGTCGGGGGCGAACCGCCCGGAGGCGTACGGGTCCACTGCGTCACGGGGTCTGAGAGAGAGTCCACGGTGCTGGGGGGCAGGACCGCTTCGGGGGCTGTCAGGGATGAGTACGGGGAGCGAACCGGGGCTTGGCAGTCGGGCGGCGACGGGCACGGCTACGGCCTTCCTGCGGGGTCTGGGCGAGTGGGCATGGCGGTCTCCATTCATGGGCCAGAATTTCTGCTACTCCATCGGGGTGGTGTAACACCTTTTGCATACACCCCCCCCTGTTTTCGGGCGATCTCAGCGGTTATCGAGGACTCGCGTTTCGTGTCGCTACCGTCGAGGTATCCGTATACATCTCAGCCATTTAACTCGTTACGATCTACAAAAAACCCGCTCCCCGGCACGGTTCCAGGACTAGTTCATCGAGGTATCAGGACAAGTTCTTTTTCGGCCTGATTTGCTCGAAAATCCGTGCGGGGAGCGGGGGGTGTAACACCTTTTTCATACACCCTAGCCCAGCAGCACACTCCGGGCACTGTGGACGAGGGCTGCAAGCTGACTGTGCTCGACGTGCGCGTAATGCACCAGCGTCGTCTTGATGTCCTTGTGACCCATCAGAGCCTGCAGCACCTTGGGCGGCACCACGAAGGCCATGCGGCTTCCGTACGTCCTCCGCAGATCGTGCGGCGTGATCTTGGGCGTGATGCCTGCCGCAGTGCAAGCGGCAAGGAAGTCCCGCGACAGATTCGGCGGCGACGTGATGCCGAAGTAGGTCTCAAGACTCCGTTCGTGCAGCCCCCGCGCCTCCCGCTGCTCATCGAGGATCGCGATGATCTCGGGCAGCACCGGCACGGGGCGCGGCGACTTGCCCTTCGCGAACTCTTCCTGCACATGGACCTCGCCGTCGTACACGTCGCAGGGGCGCA